GTATTTAAGTTTCTAATAGGTTTTTTACTATTACATACATAACATTTACCATCAAAAAAATTGTAATTGTAAGCTAAACAATCTTCTTTTGTGCCAAAAGTACCCCTACCGTCTTTGCCCTCAAAAGACACTACATCGTTTTTATCTACGCTCAAAATTTTTTTCATATTCTTAATAACTCTAATTTAGATAATTTTGACCTATTTGTATTATATTCTATTTTATTTACTCTATATAGTTGTTCTTGTATTCTAACTTTGTTAGCAAAACTAAAATTAAACACGTCAGTAGGTGTTAAATTAGCTTCTATTTTTAATATAACTGAATTACTAACGTTATACCTTTCATTAATGTATGTAAACCAATACTTATTAAATAAAGTGTTAAGTGGCTGACTAGGCATTATAGGTATATCAACCGTATTTATCAAACCATATAATAAACTATTATTATCATTATTAGTATTAAATATATGTTCACTTGAAAAAGTAGCTGCTGACGTAAAATTATGTGCTGTGTTAGATGAATTTAAAATAAATAACTGGCTTACTGCAAAAAAAGACGTTAAGTCATCAGTAGTAACCGCTGGTGGCTTATATACTAATCTTGATTTATTAGAATACGGTTTAAAATTTTCACCATCTTGTTGCGTAATTGTGTGTGTGTAAATAGAGGTATTTTCCATATTAGCTACATACGGTGCTGCAAATACGCTATTTTCTATTTTTACTATATCTTGGCTATCTACATCTAACTCTATAATATGACTTCCAAATCGTGTATCTTGTGTTTTTAAATATCTATCTTGGTAAAAATCGTTACTTTCTTCTGCGTGGTGGAACTCGATACGCTTAGGGGCTTCTATCGGCTCTATTTTAAATTCATTTACATTAACTTTTTTCGACCAATCTACTGTATAATTAGAAATATAATCGTTATAGGTTTCTATTTTTAAGGCGTTGTTACCTAAACTTTCAAAAGTTAAATTAAACATCTTAGTAACGTCTTTTAATATATCGCTTAGAGTAATATCCCCTATACTTTGATTGATTACGCTTTCAGTAGGCTGCTGTGGTGAGTTAGTTATAGACAAACTATAATTACCATCTGCTGGCAGTGAAAAAACACCCCCTACTTCTGAATATAAAAATAGTTGTAAAGTGTCGTTTTCGTTTAAATCTATATTAGCGTTAAACGTTAGTGTGTTTTCAGTAACAATATAATTAAAAACATTAGATAGACTAACTGTATTAGTTTCGTTAGCGTTGCTATCAAAATACACACCCATTAAGTACAAAGAAGCGGTAGCTGGATAAGCACTAGCTACAATATCTACTGTAAGACTAATAGTTAGCATTGTATTGTATTGTGCTGTGTAGGTGCTAGTGTCGTGGTCAAAAGCGTTATCTAAATCGTTGCTTTCATTAGTCCAATTTAAAACAGTTGCAGAACCACCTAATAAATTTATCGCTAGTGGTAAATTACTATCTAAGCCATCACATTCTAAAGTTTCCCCTACTGCATCTTGAACAGTTGTACCAACGTCTGTATCTAAGTATATATTTTTAAAATCGTTACTATTAAAAAAATCGCTTTCGTATGTAAATCCAGCAAACTCAAAAATTTTATCTATAACATATTTTAAACGTAGGTGCATAGCATAGCTACCGTAAAAATCAAAAAAGACCGTGCCTAAATCTTCTATTATAGTGCTAGTTCCTATATTAATTATAGGGTAATAAACATCGTCAGAAGTGCCACCATCAGTTAAATTAACACCACCACCAGTTAAGTGTGTGTTAGCTACATTTTGTGCAGTATATTCGTGTTTAATATCGCTAAAATCTAAATCTTTAATAGTTGTATCACCTAAAGTTTCTATAATGTTAGCTACGTCATTAAATAAAACTACGGTATAAGATATTTCCGTACTTTTGTCTAGCACATCTACTAACCTTAAAAAGCCCTCTAAAATTAATAGTTCATCAACGTATAAAAACGCTTTTACATTTTTATATGGGTTAAAATTTTGATTATATCTATTAATATCGTAAAAATGTTCAAAAAATTTATTATTTCTCTTTGTAGCTGGTAAATCAAATTCTTTAGAATATGAAGCGTTTTTACTTTCTATATTACGCACATCATCTACTTGAAGCGTTAGGTTTATGTTTTCGTTACCAAACGTATCAAGTTCTTTTAATTGACCAGTAATTTGGTCTATAACTTCTAGTCTTATCATATACGCTGTACCCTTGTATTATGTGCTTTTTCTATTGTTATGATATATTGCTTTAACATATCATTAGCAGTAGTTTGTTTTATATATTCAGTTTCATTTATTACTACTGGTTCAAAAGTATTACCAGTTTGCATATACACATCACTACTCGTAAATAGTTCTTCTAATAAAATTGCTTCTTCCTCTGTAATAAAGTCGGTGTTTGCTTCTATCGTTTCTATTGCGTTTACGTTAAACGTTCTTGTGCCACCATCGTAAGTACCTTGTGTGTATATAGGTAAGTTTTGTAACGCACCAGCAAAGTTAGTACTGTTTTCTGTTTGGTGTCCGTAGTTTTGCTTTATAGGGCTTTTTTGTATCTGTGTAGTACGTATAGACTTCTTTGTAAAATTATAGTAGTCGTATGTACCTAATCTATTTAAAAAAGCTAGTCTAATAGTTTCAAAACCTTTACAGTCGGGTTTTTGTATATCAAACCTATAAGAGTTACTAACGGTATTGCTTACATTTAAAGCCCTAACAAAATATGTAGAAACATTAGTTAAATCAAAACCTAATAAATCAAGTTGTGCAGTACCACAACCAAAATATAATAAACCCTCATTAGTATTATCAGCGTTAGTAAAATTGTCATAGGTAATTTCAGAACCAAAAACCGCACCACCGTTAGCGTTAGTGTTATCTACAAATTTTTCGTCTATAAATACTAAATCACTATCATACGTTTGTATTCTTATTCTTGTTACTTCACTATCTAAAAAGTGTTTGCCATTAAAAAAAGCTAAAGTATGATATTGGTTTAGTTGTATTTTTCTACCTAAACCAGTAGCAAATACATTAGGAAATATAGATAAGAATTTTTTATTACCAGCAGTAAGCATAAAATCGCTATAATCTGTACTACTAAAACCCTCTACGTGTTGTGCAACCGAATTTAAAAACAAAAACTGTGCATCAGTATCTAAACTAAATACTTGTTGTATTTCACTATTTACAGTTTCGCTATATTCGTAGCCACCTAAACAAAAAACGTATCTTAAATTTTCTTTATTACGTGCGTACTTGTCTATTTGGTGTATAGCGTGTGGGGCATCTATAAAAAACTGACCATTAAACGTACTATCTGCACCTTGTAAACTTGTTTCATAACCTAGCTTATCTGTTTGCGTGTAGTCTTGAAGTATAGACTGTATTCTAAATAAAGCACGTCTATTAGCGTTAGGGTTAGGTACTGCTTTTAAAGTAGCTACCGTTGTACCGTTTACAATAATTGCACATAGATACTTAACGTTAAATTTGTTGTTATATATGTTACTTGGTATGTTAGATGCTGGTATAACTATATCAGAATAAGCTGGTGTTAAAAATTTAGCGTTACCAGTAGATAAAAATTTTAGTGTTACACTCATAGTTCTTTACTTACAAATTTTAAAAATTTTTGTGTATCGTTTGCGTATGCTTTAATAAATTCTTTAGGTAGGTCTTTATATGCAGTATAAAAGGCATCAGTAAAAAAATTACTAGGTTCTACACCATATAGTTTTATATTACGTGCTATTGTAAACACTAAACTTTTACGTGGTATAAACCTACCTTTTTCATCACGTATGCCCTCTATGCCTTTGCGTACCGCCCATTTGTCTATTACATTACTAGGTGGCTGTTTAGTAGTGTATTTATATGGGCTTTTAGGTGCTTTACTATTACTTTTAGAACCTTGTACCCCCTTATCTACTATATCAGCATAACCAGCACCTACAAAAGACAAATCTAACGCACCACTAGGGAACACTTTTAAGTAAAACCCTAAACTACTAGACAAATCGCCACTAGTGTTTTTACCTTTAGCGTTTAATATGCCCCTAGCGTTACGAACTACCTTTTTACCAAACGCATCTAATACCCTTTCTACGTTTGTCATTATAGAGTAGCTATAACTATTTCTACATCTATTACACTTGCGTTAGGGTTATGTATAGCTAAAGTGCTAAGTTGTGCAGTAGTAGTAATTGCTGAACCATCAGCGTTACCATTTATATCGGTATCAAATAAAATTACACTTTTACCAGCTAATACTTCAATAGCAGCGTTTGAAGTGCCACTATCAATAAAATTTACTATAACCGCATCGGTATCGTCTAAATTAGTTACTCTAATATATTTTAAATCGTCTATATCAAATTCATTATTACGTGGTGTAGTGGTAAACGTGTTTACCGTTTGCGTAGCACTTGCACCTAGTGGTAAAATCTTTTTCATAAAGTTACCTATACTTGCTATGCTGTGGTTTACATCTTGGTCATAAGTTGTACCATTAATTGTAATTTGTTCTTTTATTTGTACTGTTAGAGTTGCAGAAGTTACTGTACTTGCCATTTTTCTATTATTATTTATATTATTATTATTATACTATATCTATCTATAAATATATATTAGTATATATAGTATATATTATTAGTTGTGTTACTTCGTTGTTACCGTTATTGTGTAAATCGCTCATAATTAGTTATATATCGTATGCTACGCTTCCATCACATTGACTAGCATCAAAAGATACTTCTATACTTATGTTAGCAGTCCAGCCACTTACTTCGTTATCAAACCTTTCAGTAAAAGGTTCACACGCTACGTTAGGGCTAATACCTACTTCTGTTTCAAAGTTTGGTATAAGTTCAAAAGTTGCTGTTTGGTTTTTAATTATACTTATTATATCGCCTATCGTTTCTAAAGTGTCGCTTAATACATCGTTTTCGTTACTTTCGTCTTTACTTACTAAGTCCATAACAATAAGCTGAAAGTTATACGTTATAGTATGCTGTGCAAAGTTTGT